CCAGGCGTTCAGATAGGTGATGGTCGGGAGCAGGATGTGGCAGGGGCCGTGTCCCCACTGGCTGCCAGCGGTCTTCGCCCAGCGCGCCAGCATGACGGGCTGCTCGTAGTACCCGCCCTCTTCGCCGATGCGCTCGCCCGTCTCCGCGAGGAAGTAGACGTAACCGAACGGCCGAAGGTGCGGCGCGGCAGGGTACGGAACCTTCTTCCCCTCGAGCTCCTCGCGGTCGAAGACGCAGAACACGACCTCGAGCTGCTCGGCGAGGTTCTTCCCCTCCTTCGCCTTCTCGAGGATCTCCGCGGGCGGGGTCCATCCCTTCCGCTCGCACTTGTCGACGATCTGGACCGGGGTCCAGCTGAGCCGCCGGTAGAACTTCTCGACCCCGCCCTTCGAGTCCTGCTCGAAGTAGCCCTCGCGCAAGGGCACAGCCTCGAAGTCGAGCCCCTCCCACTTGAGCTCGTTCGCGACCTCCTCGACCACGAAGCAGTTACCGTACCGGACCAGGTCGCCGTCGGCGCACGCGATTTCCGTGTTGAAGTCCGAGTCGGTGAGCGCGTCGAAGACGTCGTCGCCGACCTCCTCGAGCCAGGTGGAGGCCTCCTGGTCGTTCTTCAGGTCCTCGTCGCGCCACTGCAGCTTGAACCACCGGATCGCTGGCGACGTCACGCTCCCGTGGATGGAGGCCGTCAGCTTCTCGGCGCTCTCGATCGCGGTCGAGTCCCAGACCTCGGGGCGCTTCCAGGCGACCGAGCCTTCGCTCATGTTGACGAAGCCGCGGCCGCCGCTGCCCAAAGGATCGCAGAAGCACTCGATCTTGTCCCAGGTCTGCTCGGGGTTCGAACGAAGCGCCTTCTGTTGGTCGTACCGGCGCTTCAGCTGGTGCGTGTCAATGGTGGAGACCCCGGGCCGCGTACGGGGCATCTCGAGCTGCGCGCCTGCTTCTGCGTCGACGACGTCCGCCATCTATCCTCCGGATGCCCGATGCGTCTTGATGTGGAGGCGGACCTTGCGACGGCGGCCGCCGGTGATGGCTCGCGTGTCCTCACCCTCGCCGACGCAGGCGTACTGAAGGCCTTCCGCGACGTGCGAGAAGCGGTTCTTGTCGGGGACGTCGCGGAACCTCGCGTTGCCGGCGACGCGGAGCCGCTTGCGGCAGTAGCCGCCCTGCATCGCCTTCCGCAGGACCTTGCAGTCCGGCGAGATGACGAGCGCAGGCCGGCCCTTGATGGTGAGCCGCTGCAGAAGACCTGCGACCGCTTCCCTGCGCCTCGTGAAGTCGTTCGTCGGCGCCGGCATCATCGGCACGCCCGCGGCCAGCATGACGTCAAAGGGCGTGCGCTCGTCGGTCTGCGCTCTCTGCTCGCCAGCGGGATCGCCGAAGCCCCGCACGTCCCGGCCCGCGTAGTCGGACCGCAAGATGCGCGCGAGCTCGGCCCCGAAACGCACGGCGCCGATGTCCTCGCCTACGAGCTCGCGGAAGACCTGCAGCTGCCCGTCGCCGGGATCGCGCTGGACGAAGACGCAGGCAGGCGTGAGGCCGAAGTCCTGGCCGAGCGTGATGTTCCAGTGCGGAACCGCCTTCACGCTCGAATCGCAGTGCAGGCTGTCCTTGTACTCGGGATAGATGGGCTTCCCGTCCATGACGGCGCCGTACTCCGCGTCGATGTTCACCTTGATCCAGTCGGGGTCCTTCCCGACCATGAGCCCCGCGTAGTAGCCCGGCTGCAGGTTCTTCAGGTTCTCGGCCTTCTTCGAACGGCCGCCGGGCTGGCGGAAGAGCTCGATGCGCCGCTCGATAGTTTCGAGCTCGTGCGTGTCCGGGTCCTCGAACTCGACCTTGATGACGGGCGGGCCGTCCTCCTCGAGGAGCTTGTAGAGGTAGTGGTCCGTGTCGGGCGGGTTCGTGTCCGCCCACATCCCGAACCAGAAGACGCCGCGAGGGTTCTCCTTCGTCTTCATGTCCGCGCGCGCGGGGTAGCGGCCCATGCGCCCCGGGACCGCGTCGAAGATCGCCTTCGGGATCTCCTTCACCTCGTTGATGTACGCGCCCGTGATCTCGAGGCTGAGCAGCTTCTTGACGTGGTCCTCTCGGTCGAGCGCTCGAAAGATGACCTCCGCCTCGACGTCGTCGAAGGAGAGCTCGAAGACGTTGTCGCCGTTCCTCCATCTTCCCAGCTCCGGCTTCAGCCATTGCTCGAACGTCTTGATCGTCGTGTCCTCGAGCTCGCGATAGGTGTTCCGCACGACGCACCAGCGAGAGCGGCGCTTCCCGTCCTTGCACGGGGGCTGCTCGATGGAGCGGCGCAGGATCTCCGTGCAGCACGCCGCGCTCTTCCCCGAGCCCCAGGGGCCGATCACGACGCGAACGAAGGCGTCCGAGCCGAGGAACGCGCCCAGCGTCGGGGCCTCCGACACGTCGAAGTCGATATCGACCTGGCGGAGCTCGGACGTCACTCTTCCTCGAGGAAGCGGCGAATCTGGCCGTGCTTCAGGACCTCGAGCCGGCCAATCGTCCGTTGCAGGTCCGGGGAGCCGGAGACCCAGAAGTCAGGCGTCTCGCTGTCGCAGTACTCGACGACCGCCATGAGCGATTCGATCTGCCCGCCCTTGGCCCCCTTGAGCAGCTCCTCGAGGTACGTCACGAGAGCCGTCTGCCGCTCCTCGTCGGGCGTGCGCACCGCGAGCCGCAGCGGCCCCGGATCCGTCACTTCGAGGCCTGGCGCCAGGGCGCGTCGGTGAAGTCGACCATATCGAAGCCCTCGCGGTACGCGTCCGAGCGCGGAGGGGTCTTGACCACACCGACGCGCAGGCAGAGCCGTTCCTGCTCCTGCTTCTCGCGGAGGCGCTTCGAGGATGAGGGATGGGACGAGGCCTTCATGGTGTTCCCTTCGGCGGCAGGGACAGCTCCACGTTCACGTCGCTGCCGTCGCCGCCTTCGCGTGCAGGCAAGGCCGGCGAGGCGCGGGGACAGCTGGCGGGGTCTGTTGCGGGCACGGAGGCGCCCGCGGCGGGAGAGGGGTCCTCTTCGAAGTAGTCGGGCCGGACGTCGCGCAGGAAGGCGGCCATCGTGTCGGAGACGTACGACCGCAGCTTGGGCAGCCAGACCGCCATCGCTCAGCCCCGCAACGGAAACGCATTGGGGAGCACCGATCCGGGGATGACCACGTTCGATGTCGAGTTTGCGAGCAGGACGTTCGACGTCGTGAGCGTCTTCACGATGGCGACGGCGACGGCGATCACGAGCTCCGTGTCCACCTTGTCGAGCTCGAGCAGGTCGGGCATCGCGAGGTTCTTCTGGAACGCCACGAGCTCGCCCTTCAGGTACTCGACCACCAGGTGCTGCACGTAGATGACGGCCTGGTCGCGGGTCATGGGCTTCGACTCGTCGAGCGAGATGCCGCTGCAGACGTGGACCTGGGCAGGGTCGTGCTGTTCCCGGCACTGCGGACAGGCCTCGAGGTGCTGCGTGTTCATGCCGGTTCCTTCGCGCGTTTCGGCTCGCGCTTGATCCCGTTGATGGTGATGGAGACCGCGATGTTGCCCTTGACGTCGAGCTCAGCGCGGTCGACGAGCGCGCCGCGCCGGCGCATTCCGAGGTGGATCGCTTCGACCTTCGAGGGGAAGCGGTACTTCGTCACGCTCCCAACCCGGGCGCGCTTCTTCTTCAGCCCAGGCTCTTTCTCGTCGTCGACCCAGTCGAACAGGCTCTCGACGTCGATCCCGGCAATCGCTCGAGCGACGTCCTCGGGCAGCTCGTGAAGCGGGATGTAATGGCCCTCCGCGTCACAGAGCCGCCGCGGGTCGAGGTACGTGATGCGCGCGAGCTCCTCCTCGAGCCGCTCGATCGTGAGCTCGAGCTCGCCCACCCTTCCCTGCTTCAGCCGACCCTCGAGGGCGCCCCGGATCTTAGGGGTTCTTAGCATCCGGGTGCCCTGGACCGCGGCGCCCGCTACCGAGTAGTTCGCTGCGATTGCTGCCCGCGTGGCGTTTCCGCCGTTCGCCTGGTACTCGAGAACGAAGAGCCGCTCCCGCAAGCTTAGCTTTGCGAGCGCGTCTTCAGGCGGAACACCGGGCTTCCGTTCGCTTTTTGAATTGGGAGCCAACAGAAAGCGACCCTGCTCGCTCCTTAGCAATCAAGACAGGAGGGGGATGTGCGCTAATCGTGATTGCTGTGCAGGTTGTGCAACCTGTGCAACAGAGGATCGAGCGCTGCCCTTGGGATGCGGTACTGCGACGTGTCAGTGAGACGAACGGCCTTGATCTCGCCTGTTCGCACGCGACGCCACACCCACCACCAGGACACCTCGAGCAGGCGT